ATCTGATGCAACAAGTGTTCCTCAAACTTTCTTAGTCGAAGAAGAAACAACTAATACAACAACTTCTACAACAATAAGTGGAACTGTTGGAGTTGATCTTCAGCAACAAAGAAGAGGAACTCAAACAACAGTAACTGAACAAATTGATACCGAGTCTCTTGGAGATAGAATTACAAGTAGAAATATAATTAATTTCATGAGATCTCGTAATATTGAATTTACGGGAAGAAGATTAAAACCATTTACTCAAGTTTATCCATTCTTTGATAATGTCGATGTAAATTCTTTCTGCCTCAGCAAACTTCTTGAAATTCAAATGTCAACAGGAGTTTTCCAAGTTGGCGAAACTGTGATTGGTTACATGCCAAGCTCACAAACTACAACAAACATTGATACTCAGTCTTCACCAACAATTGTCTTTAGAGTATCTACATCAAATCACAAGTACGGCCCTTATAATAATCCCACTGATATCTTTGAAAGAAATCCATATGATAGAGAAAATCAAGTTCCAGCATTGTACTCGGCTACTTCAACAATATTGAATATAGATACATTTAGTTTGGCAGATGAGAGTCAACCAAACTTTAGAGGAAATGTAAGAACTGGAATGCTCTTAAAGGGACAGAGCAGTGGTGCGGAGGCAACTGTATCAAATGTCAGACTTGTAACTGATAGACTTGGTACTGTTATTGGTTCCTTCTTGGTTCCAAATGGAAATAATTCTTCAAACCCAATTTTTGAAACAGGTAGAACAAGATTTAGATTAACAAGTAGTTCTATTGATTCCAAAGTTCCTGGAGTAGTTACAACTTCTGCAGAAGAAATTTTCTATTCTCAAGGAGATATTGATAATACACAAGAAGTTACGCTATCTCTGAGAAATGCAAGAGTTGAACATAATGATAACTTCTTACAAACAAGAACTATTGGAGATAGTGCATCATCCTCAACAACTTTTGTAAGCGGAACTAGTTCTAGTTCTAGACTTACTGGAGAATATAGAGATCCTCTTGCACAAAGTTTTATTGTTGATGATGAAACTGGAATATTTGTAACTAAGATTGATTTGTATTTTGCCGCTAAAGCAAATGATCTTCCTGTAACGGTTCAGATCAGAGAAGTTGAGTTAGGAACTCCATCTCAAAAAATTCTTCCATACTCTGAAGTTGAATTAACCCCAGATGATGTAAATGTTTCTTCAGATGCAAGTGTAGCAACGACATTTGAATTTGAATCTCCAGTTTATCTCCAAGGACAAAGAGAGTATGCAATTGTTGTAATTTCAAATTCAACAGAATATACTGTTTGGATTTCTAGACTTGGCGAATCTGATATTTCCACTTTGGGAACTGAAAGAGGACAAATCTTAGTTTCAACTCAAAGATTACTTGGTTCTCTCTTCAAATCTCAAAACGCATCAACATGGACTCCAAGCCAATATGAGGACTTGACATTTGAACTTTATAGAGCAAACTTTGTTCCATCTGGAAGTGTACAATTCTTTAACCCAGATCTCTCCAAAGATCTTGAATTGTTGACAGCAAATCCAATCACAATGACATCCAATACTGTAAGAATTGGTATTGGAACTACAGTAAATGATCAAGAAATTACGATTGGAAATACTATTCTCCAAAATGGAGTTAATGTTTCCGGAAAACTTATTGGTTATGGAGGAACAGCAACCGGAGACTTAAATATCACCAATGCGGGTGTTGGATATACTCCTTCTGCTGCAAGTCTTACATATACTGGTGTTGCATTAACCAGTGTTATTGGAAATGGGATAAATGCTACCGCTGATATTCATATCAATAATGGTGTTGCAGTTGGAGCAACTATTGTTAATGGTGGAACTGGATATACTATCGGTGACATTGTTTCTCCAATTCAAATTGGATCAAATAGTCTCGGCAGTGGAATAAGACTCAGCATTTCACAACTCAGTGGACAGAATCAACTTATTGTTTCAGATGTCCAAGGTGCTTTTGAAACTGGAGTTGGTAAATCAATCCAATATCTCAACAATGCTGGTGTTACTACACAGTTAAATGGACAAATTGGCGGAAATGTTTTGGCAATTTCACCAATAACTGAAGTTTCTGATGGACTTCACTTCAAAGTGTTCCAAAGAAACCATGGTATGCATTCTGGAGTCAACAAAGTCACAATTTCTGATGCTCAATCAGATATAATTCCAACAACACTGAATTCGAATTATACATCCTCTTCAACTGGCAACATTTCAGTTGCAAGCACTGCTAATTTTGGTTCTTTCGAAAATGTAAGTGTTGGGGCTACAAATCCTGGTTATGCTTTGATCGGAAATGAAATTGTTTCTTATACAGGAGTTTCTGCAAATACTCTCACTGGAGTAACAAGACAAATTGATGGAACTAAAGCATTTAGTTATCTTTCTGGAGATTTAGTTTATAAGTATGAATTGAATGGAGTTTCTTTAAGAAGAATCAACAAGACACATACATTATCTGATGTCACAGTATCCGATCCAAGAGGATTTGACTTCTATAATGTAAAAGTTGATATGACATCAAATGGAATTGATAGATCTTCATCTGTTAGCTTGCCAGAGTTGCATTTCAATCAAAGCAAGATTGGAGGAGGACTTAAGGCGAAGTCAACATATAACATTCAATATGAATTGATTACACCAAATGTAAGAGTAATTTCTCCAACCGGAACTGGTATTGTTCCATCTGTTAGAACAGTTACTGGAAGAAGTCTTAATGGATCTGAAGCGCCTTATGTTGATAAAGGATTTAAGCAGATTTCATTAAATCAAGCAAATTACTTTGATTCTCCAAGAATTGTTGCATCTAAGGTTAATGAGAATCAATATCTGAGTTCTTTACCTGGTGATAAATCATTCACAATGAATGTAAACTTTACAACTTCAGATTCAAGAATTTCTCCAGCAATCGATCTTCAAAACAATAGCATCATATTTACATCGAATAGAGTAAATAATCCAATTTCAAACTATGCAACTGACTTTAGAGTCAATGATACCGTTAATGATCCAAACGGATTCTATTATGTAACTAAGAACGTTGCACTGGAAAATCCAGCAACTTCTATTCAAGTTATTGTTGATGGATACATTAGCAACTTTAGTGATCTTAGAGCATTCTATGCTGTTGATCAAGAAACTCAAGTCAATGAAACAATCTTTGCTCCATTCCCAGGATATCAAAATGTTGACATTTATGGCAATGTAATAAATCCTGCAAATAATAATGGACAAGCATCCTCAAATGTTAAAAAAGTTGATGATTATGCTTACGAACCAAATGGAGCACTGTTTAGAGAATATAAGTTTGTTATTGATAAATTACAACCATTCAAATTCTTTAGAATTAAATTGATAGGAACATCAACAAATCAAGCTTTTGTTCCAATCATTAAAAACTTTAGAGTTATTGCTCTTGCTTGATATGGATCTAATACCAGTTGAAGGAAATCCCGGTTTATACCGGGATAATTTATCGAATGCTATTGTGAATACAAATAAAAATGATTATGAATCATATTTAAATTCTAAGAAAAAAATGGATGGTGAAAGAGAAAAAATTAATTCTTTAGAAATGGAAATGAATTCTGTAAAAAATGATATTAGTGAAATAAAAAATTTATTGATACAAATTGCTAAAAATCAATCTATAAATAATTAAAATAGGCAACCTATAATGTCAAGGCATACTATTACATTTGATCCTGACTCTGGTGTTGCGTATGGTGTTAATTTAACGATTAACACAGGATCAACATTCACAGGCAAATTTACAGTATTAAACACTTCAGGATCAGCATTTGACTTTACTAGTTGGACTGCATCCTCTCAGATGACAAAAAGCGTTTCTGTTGGATCGACTTTATATCCATCAGCAACCTTTAATGTTGGATTTACTAGCGAAGCTGGAGGAAAGTTTGACTTAACTCTTAATTCATCTTCAACTAGAAATCTGAGTGAAGGTAGATATGTTTATGATGTTTTAGTTAGTTCTGGATCATCTGTTTATAGAATTGCCGAGGGGAATGTTTTGGTACTAGCTGGCATTTCTTCAGCACCATAAATATTTTTTAGAGATAATAATTAAATGGCGCAACCAACCTCTAGACAAGAGTTAATAGATTATTGTAAAAGGAAACTGGGAGCGCCAGTTTTGGAGATCAACGTTGCCGACGAGCAAATTGATGATCTTGTTGATGACGCGCTGCAATTTTTTAACGAAAGACATTTTGACGGTGTAACTCAGATTTATCTGAAATATCAAATCACACAAGACGATATTAATAGAGGAAGAGCTCCTGCAGGACAAAGTTCTGTCGCTGGAATTGTAACTACAACAGCAACAACATCAATTGTAGGAACAGCGACTACATTTACATATACAGAAAATAGTAACTATTTGCAGATTCCATCATCCATTATTGGAATAAACAAAATATTCAAATTTGATGGAACAAATTCCATAACAAATAATATGTTTAGTGTTAAATATCAGTTATTTTTAAACGATATTTACTACTGGGGATCTACAGAACTTTTAACTTATGCAATGACTAAAACTTATCTTGAAGATATTGATTTTCTTCTGACAACAGATAAGCAAATAAGATTTAATCAAAGGATGGACAGATTGTACTTAGACATTGATTGGGGAAGTATGAGTGTTGGTGATTATTTGGTAATAGATTGTTGGAGACTGCTCAATCCAAATGATTTTTCAAGAGTATGGAATGACTCTTTCTTAAAACCATATTTAACATCTTTAATTAAGAGGCAGTGGGGACAAAACTTGATTAAATTCCAAGGAGTAAAACTTCCTGGAGGAGTAGAACTAAACGGAAGACAAATATATGATGATGCTCAAAAAGAAATAGATGCAATAATGGAGAAGATGTCAAATACTTATGAATTACCACCATTAGATATGATTGGTTAATATCATGCTTAATCCATTTTTTCAACAGGGATCAAAAACCGAACAAAGTCTTGTTCAAGACTTGATCAATGAACAACTACGCATGTATGGCGTTGAAGTTTATTATATTCCAAGAAAATACTACACAAAAAATACAGTTATTCGTGAGGTAATTGAATCTAAATTTGACAATGCATATCCCATAGAGGCATATGTTGATACTTATGATGGTTATTCTGGACAAGGAACTATTCTGTCAAAATTTGGGATTCAAGAACTTGATGATATGAGAATAGTCATATCGAAAGAGAGATTTGAAACCTATATTACTCCTTTGATAAAGAACTTATCCAATATTGAATTAGCAACTAGGCCCAAAGAAGGAGATCTAATTTATTTTCCTTTAGGTGATAGAATTTTTGAAATAAAATATGTTGAACATGAAAAACCATTTTATCAGTTACAAAAAAATTATGTTTATGAATTGACATGCGAACTCTTTAGATATCAGGATGAAGATGTTGATACCAATATTGAAGAGATTGATAATAATTTTGTAGATCTTAGATATACCCAAACTCTTACAATGGTTGGAACAGCAGTAACAGCAACAGCAATTACTGGGTTGGTAAATGGTGGATTAAATTATGTAACTGTTACAAGAAGAGGTGAGGGGTACACTTCTATTCCAACTGTTGCAATATCTTCTGCTCCTAATGGAGGTGTAACTGCAACAGGAATTGCAACTATGATTTCTGGAATAGTTGACTGTAATGGTAATAAAACATCAAAAGTTCAAGCAGTTTATATTACAAATCCCGGAATGGGATATACTGTCGCTCCAGGAATAGTTTTCATAGGTGGCGGTGGTGCTGGAGCTGCAGCAACAACAGGAATTACAACTAGTGGTGTCGTTGGAGTTATAACAGTAACAAACAGTGGTTCTGGATATGCAACAACGCCAACCATTACGTTCTCTTCTCCAGTTGGACTGGGAACAACTGCAACTGGTGTTGCATATTTAAATTCTTCTGGTTCAGTATCTACAGTTTACGTTTCTAATGCTGGTTCTGGATATACTGTTGCTCCAACAATTACAATTTCCAATCCCGGAAGTTCTGGATCTGGAAATTTTGTTGCTAATGAGACTGTTACTGGTAGTATTAGCGGAACAACTGCAAAAGTCACATCTTGGAATTCTTCAACTAATATTCTGACTGTAGCAATTATTGATGGAGAATTTACTATTGGTGAAAACTTAGTTGGAAGTGAATCTGGAGCAACTCATACATTAAGAGTTATTCAGACTGATAATGTTGTAGATCCATATGCAGATAATGATAATATAGAGTTAGAAGCAGATCAAATATTAGATTTTTCAGAATCAAATCCATTCGGAAATCCATAGTAATTAGTTTGTTAAATAGAAGTAGTATCTTAGTGCATTTTTAAAATGTTTGAATATTTTTATCACGAAATAATGAGAAAAACCATTATTGGTTTTGGATCATTATTTAATAACATTACAATTAAACACACTACAGATGCTGATGCGGTTGTCAGTGTATTAAAAGTTCCTTTGGCATACGGGCCAACTCAAAAATTCTTAGCAAGACTTGAGCAAGAATCAAATTTGAATAAACCAGTTCAAATGACTTTGCCAAGAATGTCATTTGAATTTATCGGGATGAACTATGATCCACAAAGGAAAACGACTCAAACACAGATAATTCAAACTGCACCTACGGCAGATAAAACCGATACTAAGAAGGTTTATATGCCAGTTCCATACAATATGTCATTTGAGTTGTCAATTATGACAAAATTAAATGATGATATGTTGCAGATTGTTGAACAAATTTTGCCATATTTTCAACCATCATATAATCTTTCAATTAATCTTTTGTCAAACGTCAATGAAAAAAGAGATGTTCCTATCGTTTTAGATAGTGTTACAATGAACGATGATTATGAAGGAAATTTTGAAACAAGAAGGGCACTCATTTATACTTTAAGATTTACTGCAAAGACTTACTTCTTTGGGCCTGTTACTTCTACATCCAGTGATATCATTAAGAAGGTTAATATTGGACTTGTTGGAGATTCTGGATCCAATAGGGTTAGAGAAGTTACATATTCTGTTGAACCAAGAGCGATTAAAAATTATACAGGGAACGTCGCAACAAATCTTTCTTCTGATATTGGATTATCTGAAACAACTATCGTTGTTAATGATGGAACAGCAATACCAGAAAATACTTACATTGTAATTGATAATGAAGAAATGTATGTTGATAGTATTTCTGGAAATACATTAACAGTTATTCGTGGAGCAGATTCAACTACAATAGCATCGCACGTAGGGGGAGCGGAAGTTAAGAAGATTACTTCTGAAGATAACGCTCTCATAGAATTCGGAGATAATTTTGGCTTTGATGGATCAGTAATTTGAGGTTAATTTTATGGATGATAAATTTAAATCATTAAATGAAACTTTTGATGTTACTGCAGAGATTGCAGAAACATCGATGAGTAAAATATCAGAAAAAGATGAAATTATTAAGAAAACAAGATCTTCGGATGAAGACATTAGAAAAGACTACGAATATACTAGAGGAAATTTGTATTCTATTATTGAAAAAGGACAAGAAGCAATTAATGGTATATTAGAACTAGCTCAAGAAACAGAACAGGCAAGAGCGTATGAAGTTGCTGGACAATTAATAAAAAATGTCGCTGATGCAACTGATAAATTAATGGAACTTCAGAAAAAACTGAAAGATGTGGAGGAAGAAAAACAAGTTAAAGGCCCATCAACAGTAAATAATGCACTTTTTGTTGGTTCAACAGCAGATTTGGCGAAAATGTTAAAGAATGGACTAGGTGAAGAAGATAAATAAACTAGGGAGAGAAATCCCGAAGTATTATTTACTCATACCTTTTGTCTAATGGCGAACGACTATAACAATTTGCCCTCTATCAATGAATTCGCCAATACTGGTGATGACTTACCTTCTGTAGAAGAGTTTATTCCAGAAGAATCGTTACCATCTATCGAAGATTTTATAGAGAAAGATCAGCAAGAATTAACAGAAGAAACTCAAACCATTGAGGACTTAGAAGGGAACACTTTCGCAGAGGTAAAAGATATTATTCCCCCTTGGCCAGAGTTAATTCGTTTAATCAATGATATCAGAGAAGATATTCCTGATATTCCAGAAATAAAATATTATGATGATGAACTAAAGGCACTTACTGAAGAGAT